TTGAAGATGCAGCACCTGAGCGTACTGACAATGTATGTCCCAAGTGCGGATTCGATCTTGGTGCAGCCGGTATGACAGATGAAGATATCGACACCTGAAACCAGAGGATGACTCTTGAGCAGCTACTCAGTCGCATCGTTGTTCGCAGGATGTGGTGGATCGTCGTGTGGGTATCGAATGGCAGGCTTCAGAGTCCTGTTCGCAAATGAGTTTGTGCCTGAAGCTCGATTGTCGTATGCGTTGAACGCAGCCGACTATACCAAGCTTGATGGTCGTGATGTGCGAACACTCACAGGTAAGGACATGCCGTATGGCGTGGATGTACTTGACGGATCACCGCCCTGCTCTTCATTCTCGACAGCAGGCAAGCGTGAGCGTGGTTGGCGTGAGGTGAAGAAGTATGGAGTTGGCGGCAACCTCAAGCAGCGCACAGACGATCTGTTTGATGAATACCTGAGACTTGTCGATGAAGTCCGGCCAAAGGTGTTTGTCGCAGAGAATGTTCGTGGGCTTGCTATCGGCAAGTGTCGTGGGTATCTCTCAGCTATCTTCAGCAAGGCAGAGTCACTTGGCTATATCGTCGAAGCAAGAGTGCTCGATGCGCAATATCTGGGAGTGCCTCAGCGCCGGAAGAGAACGATCATCATCGGCAGACGATCGGACTTCAAGCAGCCTGTCCAGTGGCCAAAGCTTCAACCGATCGTCACGCTGAAGCAAGCGTTGAAAGATGTACCACTCCCAAGTTGCGAAGAAGAAGCTGGCCCATCGATCGAGTCATATGCGATTGGGCAAGAGTGGAAGAGAATGGGCAGACCAGGTACTCAGTCGGAAAGATACTTCAGTCTGGTGCGTCCATCGTGGGATGAACCCTGTCCGACGATCACTGCGACTACATCTGCGACTGGCGCAGCCGGAGTTGCTCACCCATCTGAATGTCGCAAGTTTAGTATTCCGGAGCTCAGGCGCATCTGCGGATTCCCAGATGACTTCAAACTGCATGGAACCTACCAGCAGCGTGCTGAGAGACTAGGCAGAGCGGTACCACCACCGATGATGGCAGCAGTTGCGAATGCCGTCAGGCAGATCCTTCAATCGGAGTTGCGATTATGAACAGCAGTTCGTCTATCGATCATCGTCCTGCGAAGTCTCACTGGGAGTTTGACGCACAGGTGTCGAGCTGCTTCCCAGATATGGCCAGACGATCAATACCACTCTATGACCAGACGGTGTCGGAGCTTGTGCGCTTTGTCGGTCGTGTGATGGCTCGAACACCAAAGCAATGGATCGATCTTGGAAGTGCTCGTGGTCGAGTGATCGAAGAAGCACTTGCGGTATACGGCAGAGCTCCGGCGTTCTGTATGGTGGAACCATCTCAGCCTATGTTCGATCTTCTGAACAACACCGCACTGTTTGACGGTATCGACAAACGATGTCAGGATGCGCTGAGCGTACTGACTAGCTACGCAGATGAATCGGTCGATGTAGTCTCTTGTATGTGGACAATGCAGTTTGTACCTATCGATCAGCGTCAGACGATCTTCAAAGAGATTCGGCGTGTGCTCAGGTCTGATGGAGTCATGCTGTACGCAGAGAAGCTCGAAGGACAGACGCCAAGATTTGCTGATCTGCTTCGTGAACGGTATGAGGACTTCAAAGTATCGAACGGATACAGCAGGGAATCGATCGCACTGAAGCGTGATGCGCTCAAGGGAGTGATGACACCTATCTCAGCTCCGGCGAACAAGGCATTGGCGAACAATGCTGGATTCGATATGGAGGAGGTTCTGCGCTTCTTCAACTTCGCAGCGTGGATCTGCCTGCCACGATAGTCGCTGCACAGTTTCGATCTTCCGATATGCTTTGCGAATACGCAGGTGAAGTATGTCCAGCGAACAACCGCCAATGGTTGACTACATTGTTGATGGTCGAAACACTCGCAGCAATGTCGCATTAGTTTGCCAGCGACTGAATGAGCTTGGCGCAAAGGGTGTTCCTGTACCTCAGCAGCTGCTCGATGCACTGCCTCATATCGTCGCAAGGCTCATGAAGTCAGACAGCTTGAGAGTACAGGCCAGTGGAGTCAAGCTCCTTATGGCTATGGTGAAACACAATCTGGAGCTGGTAGCAGTTGCTGACAAGATGAATAGACTGGACACAGATCAGCCGACTGAGCGCATCGACTGTCCGGTCAAGCTCATTGAAGGTATCGATCCAAAGGTGTTCGACGATGAAGAACGATCCTGAGTGCGGTACATTTGAGTTGCTCGGTGGACCATTCGATGGGCAGTTGATGACTCTCCCGATCGACACTCAAAGCTTCATTGGAGCTATGACGAATCGATATGCCTGCTATGTGAGATGCAGCTCGCAGATGCGACTGAAGTATGTGAACACTGCCTGCTACATCGAAGATGCTATGGAAGCAATCGAGCACTTCGATGAATACCAATAAGTTTCAAGTGATCGGAGCGCACAAGAAGCTCTGGCAGACCAGAGCACCACGCATCCTCATCGAGGGTCCAAGTGGCACTGGCAAGACTCGCAACGAGCTGGAGCGTATCAACTTCCTGTCATGGAGATATCCACGATCACGACATCTGATTTGCCGGAAGACAAGAGCAAGCATGAGTGAGTCAGTGCTCGTCACTTGGGAGCGGGATGTGCACGCTCAAACATTCGATCTGTTCGGAAATATCCGGCGACAGAATCGTGAGGTGTATCGATATCCGAACGGCAGTTGCGTAGTAGTCGGTGGTCTCGACAAACCAGAGCGAACATACAGCTCAGAGTATGACACAATCACAGTATTCGAAGCAGTAGAGACAACTGAGAATGAAGTTGAGCAGTTGCTTCGTGCATTGCGCTCCGGAAGGATGCCGTTTCAACAACTGGTAGCAGACTGCAATCCTTCTCACGAACGACACTGGTTGAATGTGCGAGCAGACCAAGGATGGTTTGAACGGCATCTGACTCGACACACCGACAACCCAAGATACTGGACTGGATCAGACTGGACTGAAGATGGCAAGAAGTTCATAAGCAGTCTGCAAGCTCTAACAGGTCACAGAAGGTTGCGACTGTTAGAGGGAAGATGGGCATCAGCTGAAGGTGTCGTGTATGATGAGTTTGACGCCAGTAGGCATGTGATCGACTCGATGCCGATAGGCTGGGAATCGTGGCGCAAGTTTCGATCAATTGACTTTGGGTTCAACGATCCGTTCGTCTGTCAGTGGTGGGCTGACTCAGGTGAGGCATTGTACCTATATCGTGAGGTGTATATGTCCGGCAGGATCGTTCAAGATCACGCTGAGCAGATAGTCCGGCTGACTGGTGATGAGGTGATTGACTACACCGTAGCAGATCACGATCGTGAGGATCGTGAAACCCTACACAGGTATGGAGTCCATACCATCCCTGCTCGCAAGGACATTGATCGTGGTATCGATTCAGTCAAAGCAAGGTTGCGAGTACAGGCGAATGGGAAGTCACGAATGTACATCCTGCGTTCATCTCTTCTGGAGCGTGATCAAAGGCTGGCTGTCAAGTCACGACCGACAAGCACAAGAGAAGAGTTTGACTGCTTCATCTGGTCGCAAAGGCGTGATGGTGATATTCGTGATCGGCCTGTCGATCGAGACAACCATGGTATGGATGCGATGCGATACGCAGTGATGAGTGTCGATAGCATTGGCGCAGGTGGCGACTATATTGGTGTGGTTGAGTGGTAGTGGAGTACACAATGGGTATCTTCGATGCATTCCTGAAAGCTCGCAAGCGTCCACCTACAGAGATGGATGCTGAATACACAGCTGCTTCGATTCGTGTAGGTGAAGAGTTTGCGGCATCATCGCAGAATGCGATCAACCAAGTTGACTTCAATCGTGTCGGTCGTGCGATGACCGGAAGTATTTGGAATGCGTCAAGTATCATCGCAACTGAATGTGCGTCACATCCGTTGAAGCTGTATCGCAGAGCAAACTCCGGCAAGCGAGTTGGCAAGTGCGTGAAGATCGACAAACGGCAGTCTGATTTCCTTACTGGAAGAAGCTCATCGTGCAAGGTAACAGCCAAGCAAGCTTCTATGGCAGATGCTGCAGGAACTATTGAAGAAGTCATAGAGCATCCTGCGCTCGATCTTCTTTCAGATCCTGATCCGGTCACGACTGCTTCGGACTTCCTGACGATGCTGTACTGGTATCGTGAAGTGGCAGGTAAGGCATATGTATGGACAGGAGAGCAAACCAAGGATGGTCCATCAGGACTCTACATCCTTCATCCGCAGTTCACGCAGCCAGTACTTAGTCGGCAGGACTTCATATCTGCGTATCGATATGGAAGGGATATCACAGGTGTCATCGAGATACCTGCAGAGCAGGTGATCTTCTCTCCATATCAGCGTGACCCATTCAGACCATGGGATGGCATGTCGTGGCTGACTTCTGTCGAGCAATATGCCGATGCGGAGAACGCTGCACTGATTGCCGAAGTACAGAGATGGAAGAACAGTGGTCAGGCTGGATTCATCCTCAAGGTGCCGATGACCTACACCGACCAGCAGATGAAGCAAGTCGAAGCAGCTCTGCGAGCAAAGGCTGGCCCACTTGCAGCTGGTCGTGCGCTGATCATTCGTGAGGCTGAGATCGTTCAGTCAGCGAGCAAAGCCCACGAGATGGGATATATCGAAGGTTTGACGCAGGCGGAGAAGGCAATATACAGAGCAGCCGGAATCCCAGAAGCAATTTGGAAGTTGAATGACGCAAACCTTGCTGGCGCAAAGATGGGTGAGCGATTGCTCATGCGATCGTGCTTCAAGCGTATGAGAAGAGTCGCAGAAGATATGACAGCGTATCTTCTCCCGATGTTCGGTGAAGAAGATGGCACGATGTGGTTTGGCTATGAGAATCCGGATCTTGAAGATCAGGTTGCAGAAGCATCGATGATGAACGCAGCATTCATTGCTGGCGTAGTCTCTGAGGACGAATACCGCAAGGTGTTGTACTTACCACCACGCAATGGCTCTGACTCTGTAGATATCGATGAAGAAGAGATGACGGTTGCTCAGGCAGACGATGCTGAAGCTTCTGACGATAGTGAATCTGAGCTTGATGATGTCGAAGAATCAAATGACGAGATGACTGACGATACCGTCACTGAAGCTCCGGCTGAGACTAGCTCAGTTGATGCGAGCGCAACTGATACGGTACAGGCTGCGGCATCTGATATCAATGTTGCGTCTACTGCGTTGAACGGTGCGCAGGTACAAGCACTGTTAGAGTTGGCAACTGCCGTATCGTCCAATCAACTTCCATCTGAGTCTGCGAGAGCAATAGCAGCTGCCGCATTCCCAACGGTTGCACCTGAGGTACTCGATGCCGTATTTAAACCACTGTCAAGCTTCACGCCAGCCTCAGCTCCGCAACAAAGTGATTCGTTCAAGAGCATTCGTGGACTTGTTCATAGATCCAAGGATGGTAACGATACTCCTGTTGCAGCAGTTGAACAATCAAAGGCTGAAGAAGGATTCGTGCCACCTGAGCAAGTCCGGCGCAACGCAGAGCGTGCGCTTGAATGGCGCAGAGAATACAACAGAGGTATGACGCCAGTTGGAGTCGCACGAGCAAGAGACTTGATGAATGGTCGTGCGCTGTCGGCTGATACCATCTCACGCATGGTCAGCTATTTCGCTCGTCATGAAGTTGATAAGCAGGCAGAAGGATTCAATGACGGTGAGGATGGATTCCCATCTGCCGGAAGAATCGCATGGGATGGTTGGGGTGGCGATGAAGGCAAGGCGTGGGCAGAACGGATCGCTGCACGATTCGACGATGAAGAGAAGATGTGTGACGATCAAGAGAAGATGTGTGGTAGTCCGGAGCATGAAGAAGGGAAGATGAAACCACCATCTGAGCTCACAGAAGAAGAGTTGCGACAACTCGCAGAGTTTCTGAAACCATTGCTCATGCCAAAGTCCGTTCGTGTTGATCGATATGACTGGGATGGTCAATGCGGTTGTGCGCTCGATGGCATTCATGGCAAGGCAAAGCAAGAAGAGACAGATGACAAGATCGAAGAAGAGATCAGGCGTGCGATTGAGGAGTGGGCAAAGCGAACGATTCCTGAAGTCATCCGGCAACTCGACAAGACTGAAACAGTACAGTTCACAGACTTGAGTCGCACACAACTTCAGGAGGTTCTGGCAGTTGGAGTCGAAGCAGCATTCAAAGCAGGAGCGCAAGATACGCTGTCATCATTCAATAGCACTCTGCCTCCACTCAGCAGCGAGCAAGCATCGAAGTACATACAGCAGTACAACTTCAATTTGGTATCCGGCGTGACTCGCACAATGCGAGATCAGCTGCAGACGCAGATCAGTTCCGGTATCGAAGCAGGTGCGACTCGCAACGAGATTGCGGAGAAGCTTCTTGAGAATGTCGATGATATGAGTCGGAATAGAGCGACAGTCATTGCGCAAACTGAGACTGCTAGAGCGTACCAGCATGGTGCGTTGCAGCAGGGTATTGAGATGGGGATACCTGCGAAGAAGTGGCGATTGAGTGGCAACCCATGTGGTTTATGTGAAGCAGCGGCACGAAAGAGTCGCAGTGAACCAGTGCCGATCGGTGAACCCTTCTTGCGAGCAGGTGAAACGATCATGGGTACTGACGGCAAGTTGTACACGATGAAGATGGATGTGATGGTGGCGTCTGAAGCTCACCCAAACTGTGCGTGCGGAACAACAAAGGTGGATGAAGAAGTATGATCACGATCAAGAGTAAAGAGTGGCAAGCGCAAGCGTTTGAGAGACTCGCACGAAAGCACTATCGTGTATGGAAGTCCGGCAGACTCTTTATGAAGTCCGCAAGTGATCTCGCTGGAGGTATCCAGCCTATGGGTGACGATCAACCAACGCACATTCGTGCGTATGCGACTCGACCAACTGTTGATCTTGAAGGTGATGTAGTACTTCCGGCTGGTATGAATGCGGAATACTTCAAGATGAATCGCACGATGTTCGTCGATCATCAGTATGACGCAATGTCAGCAGTCGGCAAGTTGCGAAACATCTTCAGCGACTCAGGTGGCATTATTGTCGAATCCGTACTGATCAACAATCCTCAGAATCAACTTCGCAACCAGATCGAAGCACTAGCAGCCGCTGGCAATATCGGTCACTCCATCGGATTCGAGGCTGTTGACTATGGCCCACCTACTGCTGAGGAGCGCAAAGCATTCCCAGATGCTTCGACTATCCATAGGCAATGGCGTTTGCTTGAGGTGTCCTATACAGCTATGCCCATGAACGGATATTGCCAAAGTGATATGACTCCTCAGGATGTGACAGCTAGCAAGACAATTGTTATTCTCTGACTGTCGGCCAATCTGTCTGCGATCGCATGTGCCATAGCAGATCGATACGCTCACAAAGTTGATTAGTGTGAGGTGAACAATGAACTGGAAGTCTCTGGTGAAAGCAATGCAGGCTGAAGGATACAACGGTGCTGAAGATGACTGCACCGCTGTCTCGCAATTCGTCAAGGGTGCCGGACTTGTGCTCAAGCATGACGGCAAAGATGTAGACATTGAGCAGGTGTTCAAAGCGCATCAGGTTCGTGAGATCGAGCTCTCAAACTTCGATGAGAAGGTGAATGCCTTGGAGTCTGAGTTGGCTGTCGTGAAGAGTCGTGCTCGTGGAGCTGCTGCTGTTCATGCGACGATCGTTGAGGAGCAGGCTCCTCAGCGTTTCAGCATCGGCAACTCGCAACGCAAATCGTACGATCGCAAGGCAAAGATCGGTCGTGAGACCAGTGGCGTGCGAGAGACAGCGTTTGCGAGCAGCGATGAAGCTGAGCTGTTCGGAGCGTGGGTGAAGTCATGCCTTATGCCGACTGTCGCCAGCAAGGATGATCGTGATATCGTTCGCAAGGCGAATATCACGACCACCGCAACTCTTGGTGGCACGACTGTCCCTGATATCTTTGTTCCGGCGTTGATCGATCTGAAGGAGTTGCGTGGCGCAGCTCGCAAGGTTCTCAATGTCATGACTGTCGGCAGCGATGTTGTCCAGATGCCACGCCGGACTGGTGGCATCACAGTGTCGTGGGCTGGTGAAGGCAACGCACCTTCAGAATCGAATCCCACGACGAATCTTGTGCAGGTGACTGCGAATAAGATGACTGCTTTGACCTATGTGAGCAACGAGCTGCTGAACGACAGTGCTATTGCGTTCGGTGACTTCGTTGCTCGTGAGCATGCCTACGGCATGGCCGACAAAGAAGATGAAGCAGTGTTCAACGGTGACGGCACGAGCACCTATGGTGGTCATACCGGATTCCGAAGCAAGCTGTTGACTGACTCGACTCCGGCGAACAACGCTGGTGTTGTAGTCGGCACTGGTTCTGCTAGCTATTCAGCTCTGACGCTGACTGACTTCGAAGCAGTCGTTGGTCGTGCTCCTTCATATATCGATAGTGAGTCACCTGTGTGGGTCATGCACAAGGAGTTCTACTGGAATGTTGCTGCGAGACTCGCACTGGCTTCTGGTGGCGTCACCTCTACTGAAGTGCAGAACGGTGTGAAGGTTCCCTTGTTCCTTGGTTATCCTGTCGTGTATTCGCAGGTGATGCCACGAATCGCTGCTGCAAGTCAGATCTGCGCTCTGTTCGGAGCTTTCAACTTGGCTGCGAAGGCAACGCAGGTCGGTGGTGGTCTGCAGATCGCATCTGATACCTCTGTCGGATTCGCAAGCGATACTACGGCATTCAGAGGTACAAATCGGTTTGGCATCACCGTCCACGATGTCGGAAACACCTCAGCGACTCCGGCCAGCCGGATTCCTGGCCCTGTGTGTGGGTTGGCAACTGGAGCCTGATTCTAAGGAGTTATGACATGATTGCTTTACAGAATGTGAAGTTTCAGAAGATGATCGTGCCTGCGTCGATCAGCAGCGCAACAGCTACTGAGATCGAATGTGATACCAAGGGATATGACTATCTGACTGTCATCATTCAACTTGGCGATGTTCCGGCGAATATGACTGTGCTCAAGTTGCAGGAAACTGACACCTCAGGATCTGGTGAGGCTGACTTCACTGGAAGTGCTTTCACAGCTCCGACAGCTGCTGGTGGCGATAGTGATGTGCTCGTTGCGTTCATTGATCTCCGCAAGCGCAAACGATACATCTCGATTGTGGCGACAGCTGGTGCTGGTACTACCTTCCTGTCTGCGATCGGTATTCTGTCTCGTGCAGAAGTGTCTCCCACTTCGGCAACTGAGCGTGGTATCGATGAGCAGTTGGTACTCTGACTCTCCTTCTGTCTGGCGTCAGCCTTGCAGCTGCGCCGGACTTTGCGATGGGTGCGATGAAAGTCGTGCTCATCGTTTCATCTGGAGCTCTATATGGGAACAGGCATCAATGCCTCAATGGACTATCGTGATGGTGGTCTCTTCACTCGCACCTTTCCCTCTACTGATTGGGTCTGTGCACACGATGATCTGAAGACAGTGACTGCTAATGCGTCTACTGTGCTCCTGCGTCCATCAACCTATTCCGATAGCAATGCTCATCCGATTCGTGTGCCAGCCGGAGCGCAGAGACTATTCCTGCGAGCACGATATGGTGTCGGAGTCACTGCTGTTACTGCTTCTCCGGCAATCGCAGTGTTCGGAGCGTATGGCCCAGATAGTGGATACAACGCAGAGACTGGTGTGTTTGACGATACTGGTGTCATCAAGTGGATTCGACTTGACGCATCTGGAACGGTGTCAGGAATGAATATCGGCGCATTCACGCCAACCTTTGTTCCGACTCTCACTGGAGGTATCTACCAAGATATGAGAGATACCAACTGGCGATATACAGGGATGGGTGGCGATATCGCTGGCACGAACAACTACTACATTGGCTTTGAGCTATTCGGTTGTGAGTGGGTTCTCTGTCTAGTTTCGACAGCCGCAACTACGACAGGTACAGGCAATGTAGCTATGAAGCTCGATGCCGCATTCTACTGTGGCAATGCTGCACCGTACGCTGTTCCGATCTGAGGAGTATCAATGGGCCTGATCGTCACGCTTCCTGAATACAAGACTCACGCAGGTATCACAGGCACTGCTGATGACGCTCGTCTGGCGGATATTCTCGATGAGGCTCATGCTGCGCTCCGCAGAGCGTGCAATCGTGATTTGACTACAGGCTTTGAGGCAATCACCAGAACTGAAGATTATGCGACAGACTATGGTGAGCTGCAGCTGAAGGAGTATCCTGTCAGCTCGATCACTTCGATCACAAGAATCAATGATGACAATACGCTTGGCGTTGCGATTCCGGCGACAGACTACAGACTTGAGTCATCGATCGGAGTAGTCACGCTCAATGCAAGTCAGAATGGGAGAGTGATCAAAGATGCTGACACTGATCGTGAAGTTATTTCATCGTGGCAATATGAGCCACGATTCGTTCGTGTGCGAGTGGTATATGTCAGCTCCGCACCAGCCGCTGATGTGAAGGGTGTTATCAAACGCATGACAGATGGGTTGTATTCCGGCGTCAGGCGTGACCCTTCCATCGCAAGTCAGTCACTCGGAGCGTGGTCTGTTTCCTACGCTTCAGCATCTGAAGCAGCGCAGCAGAACCTTCATCTGATTCGATCATTGCGTGGTGGTGGAGTGCTATGAATGCCGCTGACTCCGCAGTCATCTATGCCGACACCTTGGTGGTTCTTGAGGCAGTCAGCAACCGTCACGACTCGATCGTCAACGCAAGAGACAGCCGGATCATATGAGTTGACAGCTGGTACTACCTACACCGTACTCAGTTGCCTGCAACCTAATAGCTCGACAGATGGGCAGATATACAAGCGTGAGACTGGCAATAGCCTGTTCACCCTATACCTTGCTCCGACTACGACAACTGGTGCTTCGATCGCATCTGTTGTAAACCACATCAGCACCATCACGATCGAATCAGTTGTGTACCAAGTCAACGGTGAGGTTGTCGATCTGTGCAGCAATGGAGCTGTATACCAGCTCAGTGTGTTCAAGGAGTCCTGATAGTGCCAACGGACTTCAGCCAAATGCAGCCATTCATCAACACTGTCATACAGTCGTGTCGATATGGCGTAGGTAGGATGGCTGAGAGAGTCGTGACGCATGTTCAGGAGAGTTTCCCACGAGCTGGGAAGTTTCAGTCAGGCCCAAAGGGACAACCGCCTGCGATCAAATCGAACATGCTCGCAAACTCGATGACCTACATGATCACTAGTCCGGTATCAGTCCGGATCGGCCCAACGATCAAGTATGGTGAGGTGCATGAGTTTGGGATGACGATCCAGCCACGCACAAAGAAGTTTCTGAGAGTACCAGTCAACAATGCTGCCAAGACTCTCAATGCGAAGTCTGCAAATGCGTCACTGCTTGCGCTTGGCAAGTTTCGCATCTTCAAATCGAAGAAGGGAAACCTGATTGCACTTGGACAGGACAAGGTGAAGTCGAGACAATATGTGACCAATGCAGAAGGCAAGCGTGTCGTCAAATCATCGAATGATCAGCCGGTATTCGTTCTCAAGAAGTCTGTTCGCATACCAGCAAGACCATTCATGGCTCCTGCACTACAGTGGTCTGCGTCGAATCCGGAGCTCACGAAAGCATTTCAGCGTGGATTCAATGAAGCACTGAAGGCATCTGGGTATCCTGTCACACTGAGGATCGTTTCATGAACACCTGTGTTGTTGCGAGAGCAGTACTCACTAGACTGAAGGCAGATCCGTCACTATGGACGAACAATGCGTGGACATCTCTGCTTGCTGGTGGAGCAAGCTACAACCTTGGCAAACCTGACACCTTGGTGTTCCCATATATCGTGTACACGATTCAGTGGTCTGCTGATAACAACTTCACTGGAATAGAGGGAAACAGTACGATCACTTTCAATATCTTCGATCAGGCATCGCAGGGTACTGACAGACTTGAGCAGCTCGTTGATCGAATCGTTGGCGACTCCATGCTTGCGACAGGAACAGTGAAGGTTCCCACATATGGGTTCCACAATCACCTGCTTGTTCTTCCGGCCAACACGCAGAATCTCAACAGTGAACGCTGGAGCGTACAGGATGCAGATCTGCAACCATCTGATACTCTACAGGTCAACACCGCAACGATATCATTCACTGGCAGAGTAGGAAACACATTCACAAACCCATAAGGAGTCACCATGGCATTCCCGATCACCGGATCAAGCGCAACCCTCACTAGTGTCACCGCATCGACACACTTGAATCAACTTCTGCTTACTGCGTTGAAGCTTCAGGACTTCACCTTTGCGATCGAGACAGATGAGTTTGATGTCTCTGAGCTCGATGCAGGTGACGCCAGCTACCAGCGCATTGTCGGCATGCGCTCCGGCACTGCAAGCTTCACAGGACTGTATCCGAAGTCCGCAGTCAAGACTGGCAACTCAGGCTCAGTATCAGGGCTGGTCGGTTCTTTCATTCAAGACTGGAAGATGGATGTTGACTTTGGTGAGCAAGAGATCACATCATTCGGAGCGACTTCCAAACGATTCATGCCCAACGGTATGTATGAGTGGAGTGGATCGTTCACTGCGCATGCTATCGACAGTACAGCAGTGACTCTGTCTGAGGATCTTCACGCATCAGTCAGATCAGCTCAGTTCCTGACGACATCGACCGGATCGCAACTGGCTGGCGATGTTTATATCACGCAGCTCAATCATGCGATACGCAAGGCAGATAAGCAAGTGCTGTCGTATTCATATCGTGGTTCAAGCTCGATCACTGAGAGTGGTTCACCTGTTCTTCTCTATGCTGGCAAATGGCCGGCTGCGCAATGGGATCAGACAGGCGGCAACGGCATTCCCGATATCCAGATTGTGTTCACAACCTATACAGGCAGAACCTATACCTCATTTGCCTATCTCAAATCCCTCAGTATCGAAGTGGCTGTCAACCAACCAATCAAGGTATCCGGTCAGTTGCGACTCAACGATGCGATCACTTCTGCCTGATCGATTCTGACGGCATAACAAACTCCGGAGTTTCAAATGGCCGAAGGTGGCACGATCGGTCGTGCGAACATTGAGCTTGGTGTCGATGCTTCAAAGCTCGACACTGGGATGTCTGCTGCAAAGGCGAAAGTCGAAGCAGATGTAGCAGAGATGGATGCAATCGCCAATGTCAGTCTGACTGCTGGTGGCGATGAGGATGCGTATGAAGGTGCGCTCGCAGCTCAGGAGGAGTTGAGGTATAGGGAAGCACTTGCTGGTTTAGCAGAGCGCACTCAAAGTGAAACAACTACCTTCCTGCTGGAGGAGCAGAGGTATCAGGAAACACTACGCCGGATCAATGCCGATGTTATTGCCGCAGACGCTGAGAAGGCTCGATATGCAGAAGCATTGTTTGAGATGCGCAAGCGTCAGCTGCAGGTCGAGAATGAAACTGTTGGTGTAGCTAGACGGCAGGAAGCATCTGATGCGGCAGCTCAGGCTGCGCTCGATGAGGAGCTTGCGAAGAAGCAGGCAATTGCCGCAGCGGAGCAAGCGGCACTTGATGCAGAGATAGCTAAGAAGCAACAACTTGCAGCAGCTGAAGTTGAGGCTGATATTCGTCATCAGGAGGCATTGAAGTCGATTCATGCCACGACAAAGAATGTCGTTGATGAGATGCCGAATATGAAGCCACCACCTGTCAAGAAGCAGACTTGGCTTGAGTCTCTTCTAGATGACAGCAAGTCACTGAACAAGAGCATGGTCGCATTCGGCAAGCTGGCGATAGTCGCAACTGTTGCTGCGTCTATGTACAAGCTTGGTCAGGCGATCAGAGAGAATGTGATCAAGGCTCTGGAATCCGGAACTGATGCTGCCAACAAGTTTCGTGACAGTCTGAATACCACTGATATCGGTCAGCGACTCTCATCGACTCAACAAGAAGTCGACAAGCTGAATGAGAAGATCGCAGCGCAGTCCGGTTCGTGGTTTGCGAGCGCACTTGGATTCATTCAAGGTGAAGGTACAGCAAAGCTTGAAGAGCAGCGCAACGAGCTCAATGCAGATGTCGGTCGAATGCAGCGTGATCGAGCTGCACAAGAGAAGGCAGCTAAGGATCGCAAGCGTACCAGCACATTCAATGAGATTGCCTACGACAGAGAAGAGCAGCGAATTGAGCAGTTGACAGATGAACGGATGAAGGCAAATGCGAGATTTGCTCTTGAGAATCGGAAGATTGATGACGAGATAGCAGCAGAGCAAGACACCAAGATGAAGGAGGTCTTGCGTCAGAAGAAGATCAATATTGCTGAGCAGTATCAGTTTGAGATGGAAGAAGCTCGCAAGGCTGAAGAGAAGAAGCTGCAGGATGCTCAAGAGCAGCTTGACAAAGAAGAAGCAGATAGGAAAGAGAAGGCAAAGGACAATCGTGAGCTTGAATATCAGCTCATGGATGATCGACAGGAGCACGCTGCTCGATTCCTAGATGAGTACAACGATCTTGAGGAGCAATTCCGGAATGCTAAGGATGTTCGTGACAAGCAGTTGATTCGTGAGCAGATGCAGCTGCGAGCAAAGCTGTTCAACAAAGAAGTCGCTGAGCAGCAGAAGGAGCTCATGAAAGCGCAGCAGGAACAGTTCAAGAGTCTGCGCAATGACATCGCTGGACTCTTCAACAGTCAACAGCTTGAGGTAGGTATCAACAAGCTTGGATCGTTGCTTGGTGTATTGATTCAGAAGACAGGGGACAATCGATAATGGCAACCTGCACTGAGCTCATGGATGGTCGAAAGTACTCACGAGATAGCAATGGAGCTGTCGCATGTAGTCGCACCTTTGCGGTATTCGGAGCGCAGAATGAGGCTGGTGCTCGATCTGCACTTGAGTTGTTTCCGGGGTACGACAAGTTTCCAAATGACGATACGATCGGTCTGAAGCTCGATCGAATGGATATTGAAGCTCGTGGCGGTAACAGCCACTTTGTGATCACTGCGCAATATTCGTCATTTCGTGGTAGTCGCAGGACGATCGAGATTGAACGATTCTTTGGTTGGGATCGAGCGAAGATTGAGGTTGATATACCGTTCTGTTGGTCTGAACAGATCACGACCGGATCTGATAGCAATCAACTGTTCAAGGTAGTCTGGAAGGCAGATGTCAAGACTATCACTGAGAGAAGAATCAGGAGAGTACTCAACACAACCTTTACTACTTCGGATACTCGTGAGCTCGATGTGATTGCTACGCAAGAGAATTGCTTGCACAATATCAATGGAACCTACTACCACTTCATTGGCGCAGATGTGCAGCAGGACAGTACAGATGTGCAGAAGTTTCGATTGACTTACACATGGGAAATCGATCAGGGCAGTTGGATGCCTATCGATCGCACGACAAACTTTGCTGCACCTCTACAGCAGGCTGTCATGGATGGTCTTGTGTATATCCCTCTGTTTCCGGGTGCTGATGTAGACAACCAGCGTCAAATGGTTCGTCCTCCATATACTGTGCTTGATCTTGTTCCGAGTTATGATGCTGGTATCCTGCCATGGGTAACAGTCATCAGTCCGCTCGTTGATCTTGGCGATGCGTGGCGTCAGCTACCGGGAATCGGCAACCTATGAAGAAGAGTGAAGCAAAGATCGATCCGTCACCTATTGCTGTCGTTGGGAAGATTGCCGGAATCAACGGCACTCCGAATGACGCTGGTTTCTATACCTCTGCTGGTACCTCATACAACATTCAATGCAGTATTCCGAAGCAGGGTGTCACTCTCTTTGAACGACAGGTGCCTCAGTTCAGACTATGGACAGATGACACAGAGATCAATGCCGCAAGACTTCTTGGCGTCTGTGTATTCGGAGTGAAGATTGGTCGTGAGGTGCGATGGTTCTTCAGTGAGCCTGTAGCTACGACAGATTGCCAAACACAAGTGACGCAGGATGGTGGCGCATTGTTTATTCAAGGCAGCTCTAGCACTCCGGCTGGAGTACCTTCAACACCGTCAACACCAACAGATCCGAATGTTACACCAACGCCAACTCCTGATATCGGGATCAACTAATGGACCAGATATTCACTCACTGTGATCTGAACAGACTTGGCTGGATGCGTGATGACGCAGAGCGGCTGGTTGTGATCGATATGGGTGACAACGATGTTGTCAACTTCACGATCGAGCTCGTCACCGGAGCGTGGTCAGGAACAGTGATTCATGTTCACTATTCAAACTCACCGACAGGGCCATGGGTTGACTATACCACGAACATTCGGTTGACTACTGCAGATCGCACAAGTGGACTCGTGGCGCATGTCGGTCGATATGTACGCTGTGAGGTGACTACGGCATCAGGTGCTGAAGCACGAGCTGATATATACATCCACGCTCGCAAGTCGCAGATCGATACGCAGGTGCTTGTATGAGTTTCACTCGATCAGTCCCTGATACTTCGACACCTGGTGCTACTAAGAACACAGGTGTTGTTATCTTTGAGGATTATCTCTCAACATCGATCGGTTGGGGAGTGGGATCACATAGTGGTGGTAGCATCTTGCAGTCTGGTGCATCTGTATCTAATAAGGCAGTTGGCGTCATTGCGCTCTACACAGGAACTGGCGCAACTGGTCGTGCCGGACTCACATCTCATGTTGACGGCATTTGGTTTGGCGTCAATCGTTGGAGATTTGAAACTCGTGTAGGTGTAGAAGCACTATCAACATCTGTTCAAGACTTCACGATCAGATTCGGTTTCATGGATAGTGTCGCAGCCGATCCGACAGATGGTCACTTCTTTCGATATACGCATGGAACAAATAGTGGAAACTGGCAATGCGTCACTCGCAATAATGGTGTCGAGACAGCGAGCAATACTCAGTTTGCTCCATCTGCTCTGTCGTCAGGTGAACCCTATTCTGTGTTCAGTATCGATGTGAATGAGCTTGGCAACCGGATATCGTTCAGCATTGATAATCGGATCGTGGCGTCACATATCTCTGGGCCAACAGGATCGTCACGAGCTACCGGCGTGGCATATTCCATAATCAAGAAGGCAGGGACAACACCACGATCGTTGTATCTTGATTGGACTTACATAGTCTGTAGGCTTGGAATCGATCGATGAGCGCAATCGATATCATCTGGATCATCGCATGTATTCGTCAGCCATCGTTGCGTGACTCAGTTTCGCAGCCATATGTCGATGACTTCTTTGCAGATCCAATTGCGTGGGCATCTGCGAGTCGCAACAGTACTCCTGAAGAGTCTGGTGCTATTGATTCGCTGCTCGCTGACTACAACGATGGAGTGATTGCAAATCCATGAGTATCTGTTAGCATTAGTGATCGAAGCAACTATTTGAAAGTGAGTGACATATGCCATCGATTGAATACTTGAATGACGGTGCGACATCGTTCAGTGGTACTTGGAAGTTGATCGACGGTACTGCTGGCACAGGATTCCAGAACGATGCTGAGTTGATCATACCTGGTGGTGGCAACTCGATCAGTGCAGGACTCGATCAATCAGCTAGCACTACAACCGGAATCCGGTACTTGGTACTTGCTGAAAGCTTCAGCGGCAATGTCGGTGACGGCACTTCTCCTCTGATCACAGAAGCAACTGACGGATCTGCTGCTGAGTGGCGTTCAGATAATACTGAGGGAAGAATCGAGCACAACGGTACTGGTACGCTCTATGTCAAGGGTGATACTAATGGCATCAGCAACCTGATGCAGAATGGCAATGGCCGAACGGTATTGACAGACGGTACAGCGTCATATGTGCGAGTCTTGCGTGGACTCTTCAGCTGCGCCGGAGCTGCGACGATCACAAACCTATCTGTGCTTGGTGGCACAACGACGATCGTTGCGAAGTCACCGACCAACTCTGCCGGAACAAATCTGTATGTGTTCGGCGGATCAGTGACGGTATCCAGACCATTCACAAACATCTATGTGTATGGTGGCAACCTCACAATCAATACCTACAACGCTGGTGGAGCCAGTACCGTCTATCAGTACGGTGGCACAGTGAGTCTCGTTGCCCATGGCAACAACGCCATCACTGCCTACTACCACGAAGCAGGTACGCTCGATGCGACACGACTGCGAGTTGCGTCCACGATCACGACTTATGTGCGCTCCTTCGGATCGATCTTCACAGGCAGACCGAATGGTGCGCAGTTGACGATCACCAACAACTATCGCAAAGATCCAAATATTGGTCCGGTCTGATCCGATTCTCCGAGTGCGAAGAAGGTGCGCATGAGGTTGTTGATCCGCAATGGTCGTGCCGTCGGCATCGGCAAGAAACTTCTGATCACGAACGATCGTCATTGCTGTTGCAATGATCGACCTGAGTTGGCGTATCTCTTCTGCGAATGCTGTGATGGTGATCCCTGCTTCTGGATTGCTCAGAGAGCATTTCCGAACGGACAGATGTGCGAGCTCCTGAAGGATACAGGATCAGTAGATACTGACGGCAGACCGACATGCTATGGATTGCGAGATATCGATAGGCTTGAGGCAGTACTCTCGCAAGATAATGCCGTCAGGCTCACTCGTGGCAATCTGCAGTGCGCAGATATCATAATGCCTTGCAACGAGACTCTTGAGTGTCGCACCTGCCCAACTAGTTGCTGTATCTTCGGATATGTACCACGCTGCGGCCAATCCGGATCTGACTGTTGCAATCTTGGTAGTGCGTATGAGATGGTGTACACCTACAACTACTATTTCCTTGATCAGGGAAGTTATGGATGCGAGGTGAGCACAGTGTCCGATCCGTCAGGAGGATACTCTCTGTGCTGTCAGGCATACTCCGGACTGATTCGTGAGGTGAAAGAATCTAAGACATACAGAGTCAAGCACTACAAGACTGGTGGTGCTTGTGGATTCCGAAGATCAACCGGAAGCAATCAGTTCAGCTACCAAGAACGCAATCTGCGTCACGATGGATTCATTCGTGAGCCTATTCCGAATAGTGACCTGACTTGCATTTCAGGACTGGTCAATGGTCGCATTGAAGAGATCAACACCAGCAGTGCTGATTCTCTCATATATATCGGTCGTGGTCAGTATCCTTGGGGAACAGTCGACAACTGCAACTTTCAACGCTCTACTGGTCAGGCTATCGGATGCGCTTGGCAAACTGACGATCGAATCCTGCAGGCTGGAATGTCCTGCCTAAGTGGATTCCGGAATAGCACACGAATCACGAGGACAATGGCTGGCTGTTGTGATCGTGGGCCAGCGTGCTTCCGGATGCAGACGACGATCATTCAGGAATCGTACTTCGTGAACATTCTCGATCGTACAGGTTGCGAGACTACAGACTGCGGCAGCATCAGCCCACTTCTTAGACCACCTGCGCCATATGCTAGTGGCCGATTCAATATCAACCGCACTAGGGATGATCTATCTGTTACGATCAGTCCGCTGATTCAAGAGCAGTCAAAGCGTGGCTGTATGTCATGCCGATCTGCACGAGGTATCTGATGCTCACATTTGTAAAGATGCTCGACATTGGGCTTGATCGTCTGATCGATCTTGCGTTGCGAGACCAGCTGACTCCTGTGACGATATGGACTGCTGTGCGTGGTGGTTGGCGATATGTCGGAGCACTTGCTACTGGTGATGAAGCTCCGGCTGATATCGTCACAGAGCGTATGAAGATTTGCCTGCGCTGTCCCGCTCGTGATGAATCGGACACCTACAAGCCTACTGTCGGCGCAGTCTACTGCGGGACAGGTCAGCCTATCGACTCTCAGCCGACTTGCGGATGCCTTGTTGCAATACGCATCAACGGGACACCGTACCCAGCTGGGAAGAGTCTTGTTGCCTCTGAATCCTGTCCTAGACAGGCGTGGCTATCGGTTGGCCATAGAGCGCAGCCGGAGCGTGTATAGGCTGTTTGAATCGTCAGAGCCTGCTCCGATCGGTCTGCGGCCACCGATCGTTCTAGGCAGCGTATAGGCTCAATAGGATGCTCCTTGTCGCATCGTTGCAACACCGATCCTGTTCCCGCTCTAGAAACAGGATTGATGTACATCGGAGCATCGGGAACCCTATTCCCGATCCTAGAACAGGCTCCTTGTGGCAAGGACTGGCATCAGGATCGATTCAGAACGCCTGAGCGTACTCCCTTGTACAAGTATCCGCATCATGTACAAGAAGAATATCGACTGCGACTGAATCTGAAGTGAATGACCTACTCGTCATCCTTCTCTTGGTCGAGTCCGATCAAGTGACCATAGGTATCTCTCAGGAGTGGTATGCTCCTGATATCGTCATACAACTGGTCACGAATCTTCTGCAGTGCCTGTCGTTCAAGCTTGGCGACTAGGTTGCGATTGAATCCCAGTTTGCGAGCAACAGCCCGATAGGTCATCAGTGGATACTGGAGTTGTTCCGGCTGCTCGTCCACTACATGACTCGATCGTCACGATGACGCACCCACCACGACAAACCTCACCACGCTCGATGAGTAGTATGTCAATCTGCGAATCATCTGCCCATACATGAGCATATGTCATCGAATCGAGCAATGGTTTGAGAACATTGTCGAGATCACGCCTGCGACGATCAGGTGGCTGTAGCTCGATCCTCACATCCAGTCTGTCTCGTGACTCGATCACATATGGGTATCTGCGTTTGATCAGGTCGATGACTGATGATCGATACAGACGCCCACGCTTGCTTATCAGCACTCTTCCCTTCGGCAGTACTCTGTAGTACTGATTGATTGATGGTGGATATGGAAGGATCAAGCGCATCGAAACTCCGGCTGCACTTCGATATCGGTCAGAAGCTCCGCAGGTATGAACACGCAGAGGTTGACATCAAGCTGATTGTGCCTAGCTGATCTCTGGAATGCTTCGCATCGGAATCCTACTGGCTGTCTGCCTTTCCATTCCCACAACGCTGGTCTGCAGTATTGAATGACTCCACCCCACTCGACCACGAAGAACGCCGGAACACCCATCATATCGATCTGTTTGATCTTGTAGAGTTTGTACTGGTCAACCAGCAGTGACTTGAATCGTTTGGATCGGCATCTGATCTCAAATGAACAGCATGGCACTCGATCATCCTTGGATCGATATGCCACACGATCAATGCCGAATCCCTTTGGCTTGACGAGCTTCTGCAATTGCCACGCCTGTGCGACTCTCATCGCAACTCTTTGTTCGTTGACAAGATCGTCAGCATCTTCATATATCAAAGCTTGCCACTCCTTCTCAGCAGTGGCAAGTGTACATCAGTCTGTACTTATCATCAACTGTCGTATCAGTATACCTGAGCATTCCGGTACAGGCGTGACTTCCAGACTCGCATCGGTCTGCGATGATTGCTGACTCGATCACTAACAACAAACATATCCGCAGGTTCAATCCATCCTGCTGATCTAGCCAGACGCATCACCGCACCCATCGCTCGTGGTTCGTCCGGCATCTCGATCTTTGCGGCAACGATCCGTTTGAACACCTCGTCAGATGTGAATGATTTGTAGTCACGAGCGCAGTCTGCTACTAATGGCAGCACTGTCTCGATCCATTCGAAGTGTTTGCCAGCGACTTGCCTCAGAGCGATCTGTTTCAAATCTTCTGCAATGCGCTTATTCCATCGACTGCCTGATGATCGTTTCATCGTTGCGCTCCTCATGTCGTATGACATCGATCGTGTACGCATTCCATGGTGAAACTTCTCCGCACTGTCTTGTGTATACCTTGAAGAGATACATCACCTTGGAGTGACTTCGTGACCCCATGACATGTGCGATTCTTTGCCAAGTCAATTGAGCGCACTGCGGAGTGCGAGCAGTCCGGAGCAGAGCAGCAATCCTTCCCTTTGCTAGAGTGTTCTCACGAGTGCGTGGACTTCTGAGGATTCCACGATCAAATCCGATTCGTGCGAGCACGATATCCAGCAGATGCTGATCGTGAACCGAATCACTTGGCAGTATGTTGAATGTCATAACTGTTCTCCTTCTGTTCTCCGATCAACGCTGCTATATCAAGCTGATCAGATCTTGTGGCTGCTTCGCAAACCAAATCCCACGCAATGCTTTGAAGTGCCGGCTGGTTTGGTGTTGTCTTGCACCAGTCACGCCACGCAATACATTCTCGCAGTAGTGTCTGGATACACCCAACCAGTATCTTCTCACGCTCCGATGATGTTGTGGTGCGGTGCGCATTGCAGGCCGGACAATTCACCTTCGTGATTCTCTTCTTACCGTCACGACAGATGAGCCTTGGTGTCGTCCATCGTCCTGTACCTTTGCAGTAGCTACACCGCTTGAAGTCTTCTGGCATTAGTCAGACTCCTTTGCACTATCGACCAGATCGAGCTCCGGAACATCGTCACGAAACTTCCATAGTGGAGTCGCACCCTGAGCTTGAATGCGGTGACGCACCGTACACACATTGGTATTGCACAGTTTGGCGATTCGATTCAGCGACAGCTGAGGACACTCCGGATGTACGCAGGAGCGCATCAAGCTGTATATCTGCTGACGGATCTTTACATTGCGTGGGCTTCGATCACCATACAGAACACCTGTGGTGCAATCGAGCTTGGTGAGGATCTTTGCGAGAACCTCTTGACCAACTACATCGATATCATTCATTTGACTCTCCATTCTGTCGGATGCTTCCGACTGATAGCATACTTCTGACGACATTTGTCGTCAACTGTTCTGTTTCGACTTCGATCTGATTGCTGCAATGACGAGTCCGGCAGGATTCTTCGCACCTGCGTTGTTACTCCGGCGTGCGTGCGAGATGATGTCATTGAAAGTCGCAGTAGGTAGGTTTGGAGCCTCTGAGAAGAGTTTCAGCCATGTGTCCTTATCGATCCAAGGCTGATCTGTCCTAAGCCACTCAGGGCGTCTAGCCAGCTTCTGAGCAAGTGCGACTAGATTTGACTCAGACTGAGACTCAACAACACCACCACCTTCTTTGTTGTTGTTGTTGTTGTTCTTATCTATCTCTTCTCTAATCTTATCTGGTTCGCAAACTGTTACGCTGCGAGCGTAACACCTCGCACGAGTCATTCTGGCTGCTGCTTGCGCACGCTGCTTCGCACTCTGTCCGTTGTGCTCCTCAAACCTCACGATGAGCATTCCGGTATTCGTCTGCTGCAGCCAACCGACTTCTTCACACGCACTTGCAAATCCGGAACAACCAACCAGATCATCTATGACCAAGTGGTTGTATCCGGTCAGGTGTCCATCTGCAGTATGCGTATCACCAAGAGTCCATAGTGCGTAGCACAAACCTACAGCGTGCGCTCTATGAATCGACATGATACTTGCGATCTGCACGATCCTTGGATCTGACAGCAAGTCCGTTCGCATCTTGATCCACGCCACGAGTCACCTCACGATCCATTGATGATCTTGCTCTCAAGCTCACTCGTGGTCGAGTCCTGCGCTGCCTCAAACTCCTCTGCGATACCTGCGCCACGCAGAGCATCTGGGAATGCGTCACGCAGTGCGAATGCACGAGCACGATACATCATCATCCGGCGTGGATAATTCATCCATGGACCATGCTTGCCCCAGAGTCCGGCTGCCTTCGCATCCTTTACTCCGAACACCCACTCAGTTGCGATCTTCTCTTCACCAACCTTGCGATAGACAGTGAACCTACAAGCGAGATCATCACCTGTCCCGATCCACTCAACCTTCGATCCGGCATATGCCTTATGCTGCAACACGAGACTCATCGGAGCATCACCCCACAAGCATGGACGATTCTGGATGATGAGGACATTCGATAGTGACTGCAGTGGAGTCATTCCAATGTTGAGTCCATATTCAATGGCAACTGCGACTCTACTCTCAGTCTCTGAAGTACTCTTGCCTTCCAGACCACGAGGTACCATTCCTGCTCGACAGTAGTGGCGTGCCATCGCCATCACCTGCTTCATTGTGTCGCAGACTACGACACCAAGAACGATTCGTGGTGAGATATCCTCAGCCGGAGTTGCCGACGATACGGCAATGCTTCCATCTGGTTGCGTTGTGACGATCTCACGAGGCTGACGATCAACTGGCGTTGCTCGATCAATGATCTGATCGAGCTCCTGCTGCGTTGGTGCAGCAACCTTCTTCACCTTGCTATCCATTGCGATTCTCCTTCTGTCGATCAACAACCACTGCCGATACGACAATGCAGCCTGCAGACTCTCGTCTGCAGACTACAGCTCTCAGAACGGATCATCAACCACCACATCATCCGAAGATGACTTGACGATCCAGCTAGGGAGTTCAAGCAGTTGCAAGTGTTCAGGATACCCTGCCCACTGCTTAGACTCACGAGCAGATTGGTAGAGCCGGAGCGCAGAACGATATCGACTGCGACCAGCCTCAATCGCTGCGTCATCAAGTCGATAGGTTGCGACACAATGTGGCGCAGATGATTCGACAACGATGAATATGAATGGCAACTCCTCACCAGTCAATGCTTTCCATCCGTCGATATAGAACGCTGCCTGCATGTAGTATCCGAAGTTTGCGCAAGTCCGAGCAAACTCACGCATATCAGCAACCTGTGTGGTCTTTAGATCGATCAACGCATTGCCAGCTTTGATCGCATCAGGCAGACCCTTACAAACTACATTCGTGACCGGATCAACCCAGATCATCGGATGTTGTAGGTAGTCGCACTTGCGGAGTTGACTTGCAATAGGATGCTTGTCGATACTCAAGACCATCGCAGTTGCCTGGTATATATCGTCAAGCGTGACGATCGTTCTGTTGCCTACAGATGCTTGAAACTCCTGCCACTTCTCTTTGCCAGCTGTAGTGCGACGATCAACATCTGGAGCTACTGCGTAGTGTTCTTGCCATACCGGATCGAATGTCATCCGATCAACCAGACTGCCAAGCTTCATCGCAGGTGTCTGCTCGATCTTCGAAGTCAGTGCGTGATACATATGGGCAGCTGATCTCGCAGCATGCTTCAGTGTGCTGTAGTTGGCCGCATCAAACTTCCGGTATTCGTCCTCAGACATACTCCGCAGTTGCTCGATCGTGTAAGGTTGGGTGCTCACTTCTTCTTCTCCAGTATGAGCCTCTTGAGACCAACCTCATCCTGCACGAGTCTTCTGAGCAGGAATGCCGCAAGCGCAAGCTGGTCTTCTGAGTCAGTCATCGTTGTGGCTGAATACGCAGAGAGCAAGTGAACGATCAACCTGCCCATTCTGATCTGCCAAATCTTCGCATCGAGATCAGTAGCAGTCTGCCACTCGACTTTGCTTGTAAGCATCGCAAGCTCACCAACGCTGATCTTCTCCGGACTTGTCCAGTCACCCTTCAGGTGTGGTCGAATCGCATCTGCGATGACCGGATTGAGACCACTCAACAACTTCTCAACTTCTTCATTCTGCATGCCAACTCCTTCTCCAGCAATGTGGCGCTGGCCATTCTGGTGTCGATGTTCGAGGCACGACACCAGTCTGGCGAATGTCACACGACATCCGAAGAAGTTTCACCAGCGTGACCACGCCCATGCGAAGTACACTGCGATCATTATGATGATCACCGCAAAGCCAACTGTGTTGATCTTATCTTCTGTTTGCTGTTTCATATCAATCTCCTTGGTTGATCTTCTTCGACGCTCCGGCACCGTAGTATGCGATGCCATCGGAGTACACACGAATGACCATGAATACAGATGCAATCGTTCGTTCGTGATCGATCGGTTCTGCTGCATAGAGCTCAGGCAAACCACTGCCAGAGTCATTCGGCACAAGACCGATCCGGAATGTATCGCCATCTGCTGCTGTCTGTTCTAAGCTCATCAGAAGATCATCGAGACTTGTTGCTGTTGTCATTGCTATTCCCTTCTTCAGTTTGCAAAGTCATCGAGCTTGCTAATGCTGTCGCACATTGCGTCAGCTTCTTCGACTAGTGATGTCGCCTGATCGAGTTGAACATTTGACGCAGCATCAATGAAGTGGTAGAAACTCCGGAGAAGCTTTAGATCATCAGCGTCAATCCGATCAGCTGTCACGAATCTATCTGCCTGTTCTGCTGCTTCCAAGATATGCAGTTGCAGATCGAGCAACACTTGACGCTGGTTGTTGACATAATCCTTCTGCATCTGGAGTTTGCTCTGGATAGCATCGAGGTGCTTCATCGCTTCTTCGATCCGGTTGCTGCTTGCAAGCATCTCCTTCCCATGATCTGTGACCATCTCTGATAAGTTTCTTAGTTGCTGTGCGATGCTCTCTGCTTCCCTGTTCGTTGACTTCTGCTTAGTCATCTGCGACTCCTTCTGCCGTACTCCGGCTGTTGAATCCGATCGTGATGGTGTCCCACCACGATCGAGCACCACCCCCAAGGCTCAGTCATGCGATGAGCGCAAATGCCGCATCGTGCGCTGCCTTGTTGATATCGGCAGCTGAACCGAACAGCACCGAATTGGTGCGAAGATTGTCACCTGTAGACTCCTTGCGAATCGTCTGCTCATGCTGGGCCCATTGCGTAACAGAGTTCAACGCACTCCAGATCGTGCCGGAAGTCGATACGCCAGTCTGTCGCTTGTCATCTCTGAAGTTGCGCAACCACATGCCGACTTCTTTGGCGTAGTTGTTTGCTCTGCGACTCTTCTCATTGGCGATATCGTCAGAGGTGAGTGGCCCATTGATACGCTGCCAGACTGAGGTGAAGTATGCCTGCAGTTGCTCATCTGTGATCGGAGTTTCAGCAAGCTGCACAACCTTCTCTCCATATCCTCTGAAGATGCTCGTGGGAGTTTCAAGCCAGTGCCGGACTTCTGCCATACGCTCCGATGCGCTTGCGTTGTGTCGGATCTTCAGTGACTCTGTGGACATCTCGCTGAGCGCAATCGCAAATGTATTTGCGCAGACGACACGAGTTGCGATGCAGCCGATCGTCAGTGCCATCTTTCGATCGTGACCAGCTCCGATGAACAGGTATGGTTTGATCTTGTCGTCAGACGCTGCGAAGATCGTACCCATGTCGAGCAAGAACCAGACACGCCTGCCACCACGAACACTTCCGGCTGACTCGACTGCACGCTGACTTTGCTGTGAGACTTCCATTGCAAGCTCCGCAATGTCACGATTCTGAATCGGAGTGTACCCTGACTTGCATGTGGCAAACATCTCGCCAGTGTCGGAGCGCACGACTGCGCAATGCTCACCACCTTCAACCTGTCGACCATCTGCGAGCTGTGCGACGATCGGAGCAACCTCAACCTTCCAATCGAGCTTGGCGACTTCAAGAGCAGTCATAGCATCTGTGCGCTCCGGCAGGACTGTCCCCAGACCATGCCACGCACGCTGTCCTGCGAGCATCAAGCCATCAGTTGCTGTTATCTCATGTGCCATTGCAAACTCCTTCTGACCCTGTGGGTCTGTTATCTTTCAACCTTCTCTGACAATGCGGACTTCATACCAGTCGAGATCAACAAGCAGAGTCCTGCTGGGCTGATCGTCATAGTTGCGCAGTGCGACTACCCACTGGTGCTTAGAACGCTGACCGATGCCGATGATGTTGTTGCGGATATCACCCCACACATAGTGCTCGATCACGCTGACGATCTTGTCAAATGTCTCTGCTGGTGTTCCGAGAATCGACTGAGTGTTGCTAGTCATGGTGGTGCTCCGGAAGATCGATCAGGTAGCAGATGCGGCAACATACTTCTTCACATCGTTCTGCATATCACGCAGAGTGCTCATATGGGTATCGGAAGTGGAACCAAATTTGTAGTAGAGTGTGCAGAGCTCAGTGAACTGCCGACCGATCTTGGCAGTATCAGCATTGTCCTCATGACATCGGGTGCGAATGTCGTTGGCGACAACTGTGAGACTGAAGTGCGCTTCACAGAAGTGCTTTGACCGATCGATCTGATCTGCAAGCAGTGATCGCCACATATCGATCGTGCTGAGAAGCTTCTCTGCCTTTGCAATCTCGTTTGAGACTTCTCCGGCATCTGCGATAATTGCATCAGCAAGTAGTGCTGCTTCTGCGTCGATTCGACTTGTTGAGACTTGCGTATCCATTCTGTGCTCCTTCTGCTAGTGCTGAAGCTCGATTGCCGGAGCTCCTTCGGCGAAACAGACCGGAGCAGTGTCCTGCTCCGATCTGTGAAGCACAGACTTGTTACCGGATATCCTCTGCCTCAACTTGGATTGCCTCAAACTCTTGGAGCTCCTCATCGGAGTGTTCGATAAGATCACGAACGGCAAGAGCAATCGCATCCTCAGTCGCCATGTGCTTGACATCCTCAGAGGTGCGCTCAACTTGGTCCATGAGCTTCACTGCGCTCATGATCTGAGTGTCGAGTTGGCAAGTCATATCTTCCAGCTGCTCGATCTTGTACTGCAGATCACTGATCTGTTCTTGAAGCTCGTCACGCATGCGCTCCATACTGCATGCTGCATCTTCGACTTCGGAGAAGCGATCAGCCAGCTTCTCCAAGGCAGTCGTGATCGTGGTCTTGAGGTTGTCGGTAGTCATCTGCGTGCTCCTTCTTACCTGCGCTCCGGAATCCGGATCTGATTTGTGCTTGCCTGCGAACGATTCGCTGGCCTGAGAAGAGCATAGGGTGCGCTGCTAGTCATTGCCAGTAGCTACAGGTCATATTTGACAACAATATTCAAGATCGATCCTAAGTGCCTGTAAACACTAGACTTATAGGACACAGGATTTGGGCAGAATGTCAAGACTCGATCCTGCCGGAGCTCCTTATAAGGAGTACGCAGCCGGAGAGAACGCCACGCCACTTCCGAAGCTTCTCTGTATCATCGGAGTATGAAGAAGCTCCTGACCATCGTTGTAACATCCTGCGGATTGTTACAAGCTGGATGCCTGTTCAAGACCACCTCACCGATCAGTGGTGAGAAGGTAACAGCAGCCCAGCTGGCGTCTGAGCACCAATATGAGAAGATGAAAGAAGCCCAAGAGCAGATTGCGATATCGCAGAAGCTTGCTGACGCACAGCGCACATTCGATCGTCAGCAGCAGGAGTCTGCTCGCAGTTTCGACAAAGCATGTCGTGAGCTTCAGGCGCAGGCTGACGATCGGATCAGACAACTTGCTGCTCAATATGAGCAAGATCGTCTGACAGCAGAGCATGCTCTGTATGAGGTGCAGACATCCGGCCAAAGATCGATCGATGCGCTCAAAGCCAAGGCTGAGAGTCGCAACCAAGCAATCCAAGTTGCGCTCGATGATATCAAGCAGCAGCAGGAGCAGGCCGGAGTACTCCTCAGTATGACTGAAAGTATCGCAGGAGGATTCGGTGCGACTGGTGGCGCAATCGGAGCTGGCATTGGTTTGATCGGCACGCTGATCGGTCTGCGTGGCAAACGACAAGCGGCAGAAGTACAGACGGCTGCGAGTCGAGTGATCGATGCGATTGATGTCCTGAAGCAGACTGACCAAGGAGTCGCGTCTGCGTTCAAGAACAATGCTGCGCTCCTCAACGAATGGATGGGTGAATCGGGCAAGGCTCTGGTTGATCGTGTACAGGAAACCAAGTCGTGAGCATCGATCCTTCAACACTGCAGTTGTATCGATCGATCGTGAACACACTCGATGAGATCAAGACCAAGCAGACGGTTGCGCAGACAAAGCTCGAAACAACTCAGCAAGATGTAGAGCGCATCAGCAAGATCATGCTTGGTGAATCTGAACCTGAGCGTGGGCTGGTGATGAGACTTCGATCTGTCGAGGATAAGCTGCAACAGATCTTCGATGAGCATCGAGCTGTCAAGAACTGGGCTTGGTCATCTATCGGTGCCGGAATCGTCAGTGTTGTGACCCTTCTGGCAAAGTGGGTTCTTGACTGATCGATCTTTGCTCTGACTTGACACGATGCGATAGTTGTGCCATGATTCCAATGTTCCACGAGGAACACTGGAAGGAGCATTTATGTCAAGTCGCAATTCGTCCGACAGCAAGCTGGGGGATTTGGGGGACTGTGGGCATATCGCAGAACAGTTGCGACCACTCGCAGTCTCGATCGAGAGTCTGACGCCAGATCCGGCGAATGCTCGATCACACGATGATCGAAACATCGATGCGATCAAGAAGAGTCTGAAGAGATTTGGCCAACGCAGTCCGATCGTCGTGCAGAAGTCCGGCATGGTCGTGCGAGCAGGCAACGGCAGACTCGAAGCTGCAAAGCAGCTAGGCTGGAAGTCCATAGCAGCTGTAGTGGTTGATGACGATAATCTAGATGCGATATCGTTTGCGATTGCCGACAACCGCACAGCGGAGCTCGCATCGTGGGACAACTCGACATTGACCACGCTCCTGAACAGTCTGCCCAAAGAATCTCTGATTGATACAGGCTTCAGTCAGTCTGATCTCGACAACCTTCTGTCAGTTGTCGCATCCGCTCCGGCTGAGACTGATCTTGAGTTTGAAGATGCAGCACCTGAGCGTACTGACAATGTATGTCCCAAGTGCGGATTCGATCTTGGTGCAGCCG